TTTCACTAACCATAACTCCCACGGGCATGTTTCCAATTGCATGGGAATAAAGCTGAAGTGCCATCGGATCAAATTTTGCTGAGGGCTTCATCAAAGGAGTTAAAGATCTGTTAGTAACAGAAGGAAAGTTTTCAACAATTATGTTGAGACAAATCTGCAAACTTGCAGTTGGGGCAAGCCCCTCAAAAATGGCACCACACTGATGATAAGGATAAACCTTACTAGGTGGAATAGCCATAGCTGATACAGGAACCGTTCCATAAGGAAGGACCCTTGCGGGTTTTGGGAAGCGAACTTCAGCATTATTAAGTACTGAGCCGCTATAATTGGTTATCATTCTATCATCCTGGTAATCCTGTTGATAAACAGGTACACAGTAGGATGTAGGCTGGGCGGGATTTTGATTAGAGTGAAATGCTCCAACAACATAACAACCTTGCTCAGCTTTCCATTGTTGTGAGCCAGCTAAAAGCATGGCATCAGCAGTCCTAACGGGTGGCGCCCTAAGTGGAACTGCTGAAAACCCCTGAACAGTCGGAGCTGCAAGATTCGCGGAATCATCCTGAATATTGTAGACCATACTCTGACGTTCGGGTTCACTTTGTCGATAAACACAACATGACCCTTGTCTGCTTATAGCAGCAGTCGTGTCGTATACTTCAAACCCAATGCTAACAACCCTTGTGAGCCCTGACTCATAGTCAGGGTCTAAACCAAGGGAACCAAGAAACGTTCCAGCAGAATTGCTGAAACCAGGGAACCAGTCACAATCATCGCCGTCAAATGCAGCCATTGCCATCAACCCACCAAACGGAACACTAACCGTAGTGTTAGCGGGATCATTTAATGTAGCAATAATAGCATTTCCTCTTCTGTCTTCTGAAGACATCATTGGCTGTTTAGTCAATGTAGGCAAGAGTGCTATGTGACAATTCCAAGGACCAGTGGGTGGTTCAGAACCACCACTAATAGCCGTTACATTCATAGTTTGTTTTACAACCTGGATTACAGACCCAGAATTACTAACATCAGGCCAACCTGAAAGGTTTTGAAGTGGTTCATCATGGAAAGGATCGAGCGCAGCTATAAGAAAATCTCTGCCAGCGCCTGTTAACTCAATTTTTGGGTCAACAACCCATTTATTTAAAAGATTTTGTGCACGAGTGCTTTGCATTCTTTTTTAAAATTTTCATATTCATGCATTATTCATTAGAATGAAAGTCTTACCTTATTTTGTTTAACTAAATGGTATCCGATTTAAAAAATAAGGAAAATAACCAGATACCATACACCAGATTAATAACGAGACTCAAACCCAAGATAGATTCTTGCGAAACTCTCTTGGACTGACATGTCAATGTCTACCTCATGAAGTAATTCGTCAAATACATAAGCATATGACTTATATTTATTATAAAAAAATTTGAGATATTTCAATGCCGAAGCAAAGATCTCTTTATCTGGATAACAGTTTAAAGTTAAATTTAAAATGCGTGCAAATCTAATAATTATATCTGAATTTGTATATTTTTGAGTGAAAGAAGAACAAATTTTTCCAAACCTAGGGCTTGGTATATAAAGGTTCAAATCTTCATCAAAGGAAGCAAAACTTCCAAGAAAACTATGACGGGGGTCGACACGATCCCCTTCTTTTGCC